TTAAATATTTTTATTTCTACAAAGACTTTACTAACATTAGCTGATAAAGTATACGATAAAAATAATGTAGACAGTGATACTTTTATAGATTTTTTAAATGCATTATTAAAAACAATAAACACCGCTTTGAGTGATGTTTGTAAGCTTTCTTTATATTATAATGAAACTATTAATAAGTATGAAGTTGTAGATTTACACGGTGTTGGTAAAGTAGCAAAAATACCAACAATAAACATTTCAGGATTAAAGTCCACAGTAGAAGGGATTTCAATACAGAGTAGATTAAGTACTGCAACTGCAGCTCAAATATCAATTGCAGCTCAAGGAACTATAGACGACTATAAAGACAATGTTAGAGCAATTCGTAGTTGGAATGCAGGCTCAGTAGACAGGTTTGTCCCAACTAAAACTGGTAACCCAAACAACACCAAAGCAGCAGATGAGAAAGCTGCGGAAGAACTGAGAAGAAGAAAAGCTAAAGGAGAAGAAGAAGATACTACAATTTACCCCTATGGTGGTAGTATTACAAAGTTCTTTGAAGCTAACGAGGATTTAGCACAACGTATATATAAGTTCTTTGAAAAGATAAAAGGAACCGAAGGTAAAAGACCAGAGTTTGATGCACAAACTGAGTTGGACTTACAACTACAACTTAGGAAGATAAATTTAACTTTTTATGAAATTGCACAAGCTAATAAAAATAAAAATAAAGGAGTAAGACATGAAATTCCAATACCAGTAGAGCTTTCAATAACTATGAAAGGTATTTCAGGTATGAAAATAGGACAAGTATTTAAGGTAAATAAAGGAGTTTTACTACCTAAGTATGATAAGTACGGTTATGTAATCACTGGACTTGAACAAAAGATAGACACACAAAATAAATGGACTACTGAAATTACAACACAATTTTTTGAATTAGATAACTTATAAAATGGCATACTTACCTAAAATAAAACAACTTGTAGGAGGAAAGCTCAAAGGTTTTCTTAAAGACCCTTCTACTGGTCTCAAATTTGCAGGTAGTTTTGTAAGAGACTTTAAAGGTAATTTTTTTAAAGGTACATCTATCACACCTAATTCTAAACCACTTACATTTGTACCTGAAGGAACTGTTAGTGAAGATGAAGTGTTTAGAAACGTACATGTGTCTCCTTCTTCAAACGACTACTCTAAAGGAAACATGGTAAGGTATTTTGCAAGAGACACTAGGGATGGTAAAGTTGTAGAATTAGATAAAGTTTCTTATCTTAAAGTACAGAAAGAAAAGAAGTTATATAGAAAGACACTCAAAGTACAGTGGTACATAAAAGGTAATCCTGAAAACGAAATAATTAACGGATATATGTACCCTGGTCTAAAAGCTAAAAACGAAGATGTAGCCAATAAAGCCGAAAAATTACTACCGGGTATAAAATCTCAACAACTTTCTAACTACGCACAGTTTGTAGTTCAATAATTTCTTTTTATATTAATAAAAAGGTTATATAAGTGTTTTATATTGTAGAAGAAGAAAGTAAACTTTTAAGTTTAGAAAAATTAGTGAAATTAGGTGTATACGTTGATGTTATACCTACCAGTAATCTGTACCATCCAAAACTTACTTCTATAGTCGCAGTCTATATAAGGTTAATAGGCTCAGAACATGGATATATTATTCCTATAGATCATGACGAAGGACTTAATACTACGAGAGAACGTATCTCTCGCATTCTTTCTAAAGCAACCAAACTATATACATTAGATAAGAAAAACTTACTCTATTACTTTAATATACAGGGAGCAATAGATCTATCGTTATTATACTCTATGACTAAATACCAAAAGTTGGAGTATACAAGAGAAAACAATTTTACAAACAATATCTATAATAAATTTAGTGACTTAAAGTTTATTAATAAGTTAATACCTATTTCTAAACTATACGAAGGGTGTGAAAAAGTTTACGAACAGGTTAAAAAAGTAATTGAATATAAATTACCAGAAGGTTTTGAATTATACAATAATACAGCTACAAATGTGTTCTTTTTAATCGAACAAGCAGGTTTGGGTATCTACTACGAAGAATTTAATGAAATATTCAAACCCCGTAACCCACTCTACAACACACACAATAATACAGTACTAACATCTTATAATTTATACAATGTCACATCTAGACCCACTAATGCTTTTAATAGCGTTAACTTCGCTGCTATTCCTAAGAGCGAACAACACAGGAAATGTTTCCGTCCGACCGGTGATTATTTTGTTGAGTTGGATTTTGATGGTTATCACCTTAGGTTACTTTCTGAACAGATTAATTATGAGTTATCAAGCGAATCAGCTCATACTCAACTAGCAAAACAATATTTTGGCAAAGAAAATATCACAAAAGATGAATACGATAAAGCAAAACAAATTAACTTTCACGCAATTTATGGAAAAATACCCGAAAAGTGGGCTCACCTTGAGGTGTTCACAAAAATTGAGGCTTTTATCGATGAGTTATGGAAAAAATTTGAAAAAGACGGAAAAGTGTTGGCACCTATTAGTGGAAAACCGTTTACTAAATCTCTAAAAGATATGCATCCTCAGAAATTAATGAATTATATCATGCAATCTCTGGAGACCTCAAGAAATGTACTTATATTAAAAGATGTACTAGGTTACCTAAAGAATAAAGAAACAAAATTAGTGTTGTATACTTATGATGCACTACTATTTGACTTTCACAAAAAAGATGGAAAAGAAACATTAGAGGAATTAAAGGTAATTCTAGAAAGCGGTGGTAAATACCCAATAAAATTTAAATACTCTAATGACTTGTGTTTATAAAACAAAATGATATTTATAAAATGAATGATACAGTTACAGAGGTTCAGTTTGACTATGATATTGAGCCAATATATTTCAATGAAGATATGAGCAACAAACTATTCTGTACCTTTGCTACTGAAGATACGTTAGAAAGTACTTTACAGGAGATACAAGAAAGGTACAAAATTATATATAATAAAATTTTCGTTCTTTACTCTAAAAGTCAAGATGAGTACATCTGTACTTATAATGTAGATTTTGGTAATGTAGGGACTTTTTTAAACAACACTATTTTAGTGCACCGTAAAAAAGAATCGAATACCTTATATACGATAAACGCACTTAACACTCTTATCAAGCAGTTAAATAATGGTACACTAGACACATCTTACCGTGTTAATTGGTTAGATTACAGAAACTGTGTACTACTTACTAAAGGTCCAGAACTTAAAAGAGTAAACACCAAACTTTTCAAGATAATTGAGTTAAATTAAGTCTTTTGTTTTCCCAAATAAGATTAGTGGAAATAGAGCTTTTTTCGTACTGCAATAGGACCTGTACCTTTTGCCCAAACCACTACGTAGATAGATTATCCGATAATAAAATACTTCCATTAAGTGTTTTTAAAAAAATTATTAAAGAACTTGTTTCTTACGACTATAATAACTATATTTCATTAAGTAGGTATTGTGAACCTTTAGCATTTAGAGACATTCTAGATAGCAGGATTGCATATATACGTAAACATTTACCAAAAGTAAAAATAGTTGCAAATACAAACGGTGACTACAGTTATGAAGGAGTAGATGTAGATGAACTTACAGTGATGGATTACGATTTTAAGTTGTCCAAAGATGAATTAGGACCTGTAAAAAGGACTTCTAAACCGTTACTTGTAAGAAATATGAGATTAGGAAAAATTAATTACCGAGGAGGTGCATTGAATGTACATAAAAAGTTTGAAAGAGACTTCCCATGTTACGAACCAGTACACTTTATTGGTATAGACTTTAATGGCAGTGTAATGCCATGTTGTAACCTTAGGTCTGACGTAAGTTTACACGAAAATTACATATTAGGTAATGTTGAAGAAAATACTTTGTTAGAGATTTACAATAAGAAACATAGTAATGAATTCAGAGGAAAGGTTGGTAACCTTGACTTTCCAGAAGTATGTGTTAGGTGTACCAAAAAAGCTGGTAGATATACTTCAGAAAAACCCAATATTATGAATTTACCATCTTAAAGGTTGGTAGATTAAGGAAAGTTTTCTATATTATATAATAATAAATTTTTAATCAGTTATGGATATAAACGCAATTAGAGCTAAATTAGACTCTTTAAACAACAACGGTCAGCAGAAAGAAAAGACTGACTATTCAGAGATTTTTTGGAAACCATCAATCGGTAAACAGACATTAAGAATTGTACCTTCTGTGTATGATCCTGCATTTCCGTTTAAAGAATTGAAGTTTCATTACGGCATTGGGAAATACCCGATGATTGCTTTATCAAACTTTGGTAAGCAAGATCCGATTGAAGAGTTCGTTAAAGAACTTAGAAAAACGAACGATAAAGACAACTGGTCATTATCAGGTAAACTTAATCCTAAGACTAGAATCTTTGCTCCTGTAGTAGTAAGAGGAGAAGAAGATAAAGGTGTTAGATTATGGGGATTCGGTGTAACCATTTATAAAGCATTACTTGCTTTAGCAGAAGACGAGGATGTAGGTGACTACACAGACGTTATTAATGGATGGGATTTAGTTGTAGAACAACAACAAGGTAATCCTTACCCTGAAACTTCTGTAAGAATTAAACCAAGACAAACTCCTTTATCGGATAATAACGATCAAGTTGATTCATGGTTAAAGAAACAACCTAATCCATCTGAAGTATTTACTCAGTACGATTATGACTTTATCAAGAAACAATTACAAGGTTACCTTAACCCTGGTAGTGAAGAACAACAAACTACCACAACTACAGGAACTACTACGCCAGAAAGCACAAGTCCTCCAAAGACTGACTTTACTTTAGAAACAGCTACCGCTGGCAATAAAGACAAGGTTAGTGAATTTGATGACTTATTTAACGAATAATGGCAAAAAAGAAAGCAGAAACTCAAGCAAAAGCGACTGAAGCAGTACGTAAGTCGTTTAATTTAGGTAATTTTAAAAAGAAGAAAGGTTTTTCAACCGCTTCTGTAAAGTTCAAAGAGCAAGGTTGGATACCTTTATCTCAAGCTTTTCAAGACATAACATCTTTACCCGGTATTCCAACCGGACACATCACTCTATTGCGTGGACATAGTGATACGGGCAAGACAACTGCCCTACTAGAAGCAGCGGTGAATGCCCAAAAAATGGGTATTCTCCCAGTCTTTATTGTGACTGAGATGAAGTGGTCTTGGGATCATGCTAGAGAGATGGGATTAGAGTTTGATGAAGTTAAAGACGCTAACGGCACAGTAGTTGACTATGAAGGTCATTTCTTATACGCTGATAGAGGTTCTTTAAATACTATTGAAGAGGTAGCAGTTTATATTGCTGACTTAATGGATGAACAGGCTAAAGGTAACTTACCTTATGACATGTGTTTCTTCTGGGATAGTATAGGTTCAGTACCATGTGACTTATCAGTACGTTCTAATAAGAACAATAATGAATGGAATGCAGGGGCAATGTCTACTCAATTCGGTAATAACCTTAATCAAAAGATTCTTTTATCTAGAAAAGAAAATTCACCTTATACTAACACGTTAGTAGCTATTAATAAAGTATGGACTCAGAAACCTGAGCATCCAATGGGACAACCTAAACTTCAAAATAAAGGAGGTATGTCTATGTGGTATGATGCAACGTTAGTAGTTACATTTGGTAATATTACTAATCCTGGTACATCTAAAATTAAGGCTATCAAAAATGGTATGCAAGTAGAGTTTGCAAAACGTACTAATGTTCAAATAGAAAAGAATCATATTGGCGGAGTTCAATCTAGAGGTAGAGTTGTGATGACTGCACATGGATTTATACCAGACGATAAACGTGAAATTGATAAGTATAGAGATGTTCATAAAGAACACTGGTTAAAATTAGTAGGAAGTTTAGACTTTGATTTAATCGAAGAAGGAGACTTAGAAGAGACGCCAATAGCTCCTAACTTACTCGATTAATGGCATACGACGATATTTTAAGTAATCTTAAAGAGACCCCACCCCGAGCTTTGAATGACCATATCTTGGTCATTGATGCTATGAATATGTTAATTCGTAGTTTTTCACTGCTCAAAGCAATGAATCCATCAGGTACCCATATAGGAGGCCTGGTGGGCTTCATGCGTTCATTAGGATACGTTACACGTATATTTGACCCTACAAGAGTGATTGTAGTATGGGATGGAAAAGGAGGATCTGGTAACAGACAGAATATCAATCCTAATTATAAAGCTCAACGTGCTACTTCTAGAATTACCCATTGGGGTTTATACGATACTAAAGAAGAAGAAACTGAAGCACTAATAAATCAATTGTTTAGGACTCAAGACTACATAGAGTGTTTGCCAATGCAACAGATAATGTTAGAAAAATTAGAGGCAGATGATATTATAGCTTGGTTAGCAAAAAAAGCTTCTGTATCAAAGGTTAAGAAATGCACTATAGTTTCATCAGATAAGGATTTTTTACAACTTGTAGACGATACCATTGAAGTATATGCTCCAATAAAGAAAAAAACGTTTACTAAGGACAATATATTTGAGGAATTAAAAGTTTTACCACAAAATTATAACATTGTTAAGGCTTTAACAGGAGATAATTCAGATAACCTACCAGGTGTCAAAGGATTAGGTATTAAAACAATAGTATCTGAATTTCCTAAACTACTTACTGAAGTATCTAACTTAGATTATATTTACTCTGTAGCAGAAGAGAAGCTAGAAGGTAAAAAAATATTCGCTAAAATAATTCACAATTGGGATAAAGTAGAAACTAATTTTGAATTGATGGATTTGCATAACACTGCCTTAGATGAAGGAGAAAAACAATACGTAAATGATGTAATAACTCAGACTATACCAGATTTACAGGTAGGAGGATTTTTACATTTACTAGATCAAGACAAAATTGAAGGTATAACTAAAAATACTGAGGCTTGGTTAGAAAATTTTAGGGGTTTAACAACAAAAGTATAATGAATAGTAGATCATTAATAATAGGATTAGCTTTATTTTTAGTAGCTCAATCACTTGCTTGGTTTCAAACCAATGGTCAGTTTATAAGTACATGGGTAAAAGACCACCCTATACTTGTTTCCGGATTGATGGGCATACCAGTAGGTGCATCGTATATTTACGGTACAACGTATATAGTTGAATACTTTAACGGACAGTTATGGCCTGCCAGAATAGTGGCATTTGCTACAGGTATATTTAGTTTTTATTTACTTACACTCATTTTTATGAAGGAAGGTATAAATATTAAAACAGGTACTATACTTATGTTAGCCTCAATGATAATTATTTTACAAGTATTTTGGAAATATGATTAAAGGAGTTATAGCAGGTAATTTTGACGTAATACATAAAACAGAAGGAATGACGGCTTATTCTAAAATCCAAGAGCTTGAATTTGCTAGAGAAAAAGATGGTTACACAAGTGTTAAACACCAACGAGAAGTTGGAACATCTTATTTTGATGCAGTTTCAAATACCATAAGTAGTGGAAAAAG